TACAACAAGACAACCAGTTTTATCATCTGTGGCTTTTGTTATAGGGAATTCTGTTATCGGATGCTTGCTGCTCTTTGATGCTTCCAGAGTGCCGTTAGGTGTGCGTATGAGATTGAGAAATTCATATGCATAGTCCTTCTCTTCAATACGGCGCTTCTGAGCAGCTATAAGATTCTGTGGAAATAGAGATAACTTTCTATATGCAAAAGCTTCAGCAATATTACGCGGGTGCTGAGAAATTCTAAGTTGATATTTTTCTGGAGAGAGATCTTTCTTCCATCCCTCAAACTTGAGATTGAGAGCTGCTAAAGCTTCTTCTACAAGAGAGTTACCAAACTCGTCAATGTAAGGCGGCATAGACCATTGTTCAGGAATAAAAAGTCCGCTTTTTCCAAGGATGCCTTTGTCGTCAAGTAGTGTAGTCTCTACAGGATAAATACTGTGTACTTCGGGGTAGAGGGTCATTGCCTTCAGAGGCTCGCACTGGTCTAAGTCACCAACGGTACCGGCTGCAATAAACATCCCAGTTGTTACATCTCCTGATGAAAGAGCAGGAAGCAAATACTCTACAGTTTTATCCATACGTGGCGCCACTCCGGCTTCTTCATAGAAAAAAAATCTTAATGCACCTCCGACACCAGTTGTATCATCTTTGTCAAAGGTTACGCCTTGGATGGTGCCTTTAAGACCAACTAAAGACTCACGGCCGTCTAGTCCTACATCAGTAACCTGTTGCTGCCACATAAATACTTTTCCCGGATTCATGGGACGGTACCATGCAGTCTCCTTATCAAGGAAGGATTTGTACTCATTTAAGAATTTCCAGGATCCCTTCTCATTGATGTAATCTTTAAGAGAAGCTCCAATTTTAAGTATGGGACTTTCCTCAAACCAAAGTTCATTAATAAACTTGGCCATGTGATAATAACTAGAACCAAACTGACGCTTCTTGAGAATAGATGCATGCATCCAGTGTAATTCAGCAAGTTGTTCATACAGTGCCATGTGATATTGCCCATCCCAGATCTGAGGAAAGTCAAACTTCTTCTTGACTTTGTCGTAGATAGGAAGGAAGTTTAACCACATGTAATACTCCCTTGGAAGATACCATGTGTCCTTCTTACCTATAAAGATTACACCTCTGCGGCATTTATCTCTTTGGTCATCCCAGTATAGTGTAAAATCCCTACTGCCTTCCGGGTAAGCACAGTAAAATCTATTCTTCTTCCATCTGGCTGCCTGATGATTAAACTCATGGGCTGTTTCATCAAAGTGATACTTACCCGGTTCTTTGAATAGAGATATCAGAAAGTCTCTAAAGTTCTCTCTGGTAGGAAAATCCGTAATAGTCCAGTTACCTTTCTCCCAAGTTGGTATTGATACAAAAGGCTCCATCTTAATTCTTCTGGTCGTATGCCAGTTTCTTTCCCCCGCGTATTCTTCCTCTGGTCTCATCTGCTTCGAGTAGTGCTACTTTCTCAAGTTGTTTAAACTCTAGAATAGTTTTTCCTACTGATTTAAGCTGTGCCTGCATGGCTGTCACATTGCCATCACGGCCGGAAGTAATCGGTGCTGTCCTTACAAACACTCCCATCTTCTCCATTAGGATCTTGTTATCTAAATAGTATCTCCAGGTAGGTGTAACAAAGAGCTCTTCCATCTTGATCAGAGCGTTGATCATGACATCATCCTCTAGGGTATAACCTCCTGGGAAGTCTTTCATGAGGATCTCATCTTTCTCTATCTCAGGAATATTACCATATGCACTATGAGGATCAAACTTGTAGTGTAGGAAGTTAAAGGCCGGGATTGGATCTATGTAAAAATCATGGATAGCCTTGAGTTCCGGTATAGAGAGACAATTGTGATTAATAACCACTGTCTTGTTACTTATGTCAAATAATTGTATGTTCATCTTCTACTGTAGTTAAAATATTTATAAAATATCCAGGCTTCAGTGAGATCTTTGACTGTCATGTCTGCTATAAAACTAGCAACACCATCAATGTCTACTCTACACTCTGTCTCTGAAGGAAGCTCAGCTCCTTCAGAATACCACACACTTACAGCGGCGATTTTAGAAAGATCTATATTCATCTCACTTTTTATCTCAGGCACTTCCATGCCAGGTATGTCCATGGCCTGTATTACTTTGTCAATTAAGCTGACTTCTACAGCTACCAGATCGGGGAAGTCTTCACAAAGCCATCTGAGACCTTTTATTTTTGGGAATTTACTCATCTTTTTCTCCATTTAAAGTGTATTCCCCAACAGAGGATACACAGGGTTATATCCACGTAATGATTAAAAGGAAAGTGTAGTCCTAATGTCAATCCCCGGTATGCTGTTACTGATACTTTCATCTTGGTTTTTATGTTTTACTTTTTCTTTTAGGATACACTCAGCTACTGTGAGGTTCTCTTCATCCGGTGAACGGATCATGTCTCTAAGCGTGTTAGCTTCTTCTCTTGTTAACCTTTTCATGCTACGGGCTGTTACAAGCTTTCTTAAAGCGCTGTCAACTCTGACTTGTCTCTGCATAGCATCGTTGATCATACGTTCACCATGAGCTCCGGTCATTACATAGAACTGTCTTGCTTGTGCTTGAGCATCAACAGAAAGCTCATTCATGAAATCAAGTATAGTTTGTTTTGTCAAGTGTGTACTCATTTTCTTGGGTTCTCTTTAAGCCAGTTGATCATGCTGATTACTTCCTGTTTGAGATAAGGTACCTCATAAGGAACTACAGTCTTCACAATTGGTTTGTTGTTAATATCCAACTTTAATATGGGATCTCCAAATTTATCTTCACCGTCTCTCTCAAAGATCACATGATGAAGAATCAGTTTCCCCGGTTTATAATTAGGATTGTGCTTAAGCATTATGTAAAGATAGGTAGTAAGTTGCAATGCATAATGATTAAAATTGCAGTCATCCAGGTGTGCGCAAGGGCCTAACATCTTCTGAGATATTCCTTCCCAGTTTACAAAGCTGGTTTTCTTGATCTCTTTGTTGGTCTTGTAGTCTATTACATCTATGATGTCTTTCACTACTTCTACTCTATCAGACTGTCCACACAGTCCTGCTGATTTGAGAAATACAAAATGCTCAGGATAGATGCCTTCTGTGAGTCTTTGGATTGGCGCATGTTTCATACCATCCATGTGGATAGGTCTTATTATAGGTATGGCTCTTCCGTTTCTCTGTAAGGTTGTTACTTCTAGAATATCTGATTCTCTTTCATCGTGGTAGAGAGATCCTGCAGTTGTGGCCTTATCTGTTCCTTTTGCCCAATGAGCTTGGATATCCTGGGGATCCATACCAAACCACTTAGACTTTTTATTCTTTGATGACTTTATAGACTGTGCTACAGGATCAAACTTCTGCTTGAACAATCCTACAAAGCTTGTTACTCCTAACCATTCTATCCTCTCATTAGGATCAATGCTGTGGTAACTGTGGTTCTCCGGTTTGAATATTACTGACATCTTGAGTTAAACTTTTGGGGTTTGAATTTCTGATAAGCATGAGTCCTTCTTGCAAGAAAAACTTTGACATAGGTTTGATTAACATATCATGAGCAATATTGAGTATAAGTAAAGAAGGTTGAGCAGCTACAACAAGAGCTTGGTGACCATTAAATTTATCCTCTGTCAAGACATCTCCCTCTTTAAAATGAGGACCTTGTGTGAGGTGATCACCACCTACAATAACAAGATTCATATCAGCATGCTCTTCAACTCTCATGATTTTAAATACATTTGAATCAAAAACTTCTACTGGAGTTGGTTCAAAAAGTCTATGAGCCTCTTCTACAGGTGGTTGCTCCAGATGATCAATGAAATTTTTAATAAGCCCGTATAGGGACTCTGTAGGAATGGTGATATCATTCACACCATCTGAAAGTATAAGCGTTTTGTATCTTGGTCTCTCTGTCCAATAGAGAAAGAGATTACTGTCCTTCTCTTTGAAGTGACACTTAAAAATTAATCCAGGTCTGTTGTACAAGTCATTTTCCATATTTTTGATGTTTAGTTGTTATTAATATCTTAGCAAGTTCATAGTTCTCGCGGTCCGGTGAATTGATTATATCTAC